GAGATAGATCGCGCCGTTCTTGCCATGCAATTTTGTGCCTGCACCAGTAGCCACTGGAACACATCCTTTACTTCATGGTAGGATCACCACGGAGGTGATCCAATGCCAAAAGGCATCTATGAGCGATGACTCACTGACGAACGGTTCGAAACCGTAATCGACCGGTCAGGCGAGTGTCATCTCTGGACTGGTGCCCTTGCCAGTGGTGGCTACGCCAACTTCTGGTTCGAGGGGAAGTACATCGGTGCCCACGTCTATGCGTGGACCCGTGTACATGGACCGCTGGAGAAAGGCCAAATCGTCCGGCATGGCCCTTGTCATACGCGGAACTGCGTTCGGATCGAACACTTGGCGGTCGGCGCCAAGGGTGACAACAACCGAGATAGGGAGAGGGACGGAACGCAGACCCGAGGGTCAGCCCACCATTCCTCCGTTCTCACCGAAGAGCAAGTACTCGGGGCGCAGCGGCTCCACGCCCTCGGCGTGCCGTGGACGCGCATTGCTCGTGATCTTGGCGTCAAAGACGGAACGATCAGAGATGCTGCCACTCATCGTCGCGGAATTTGGAGTCACCTTCCCTAGGCGATGGTCCAGTCGCCGGCAGCCTTGAAGTTGCCGGAGATGCGGACTGCATCGGTTAGGGAAACGGCGACTGATGCATCAACGAAGGCAGGACCGGAGGCGACCAGCGTCACCGCATCCTCCGCGTATAGCGCCACCGTGTGGGGAGCGCCATTGTTGTGGAGGATGAGAGCGTCACCGGACGTATCCAGCAGACCCGCGAATGTCCCGTTGATGTCCATGAGGCCCGCCGCCGCCACCTTGTTCCTGTCGCGAAACGTGGTGACATCGGCAAACTCACGAGCCATCGAAAGCGTCCACTCGGTCTTGTTGGAGACCTTGGTCCCGTCGATGTAGATAGCGCCGTTCTTGCCATGGATCGTGTTCATTGGTTCGTCCAGACGGAATACGACCCACCGACCTGGTAGATGCGCTTGCCCTCCCCGTCGATGTCTGGCCCCGTCGGCAGATCAGCGACACGTCGGCATAGCATGCTGCTCTGCCCATCAACGTTCAGCACAGCCTCGTTGAGTGCCGAACCGATGAGCGCGTCGATGTTATTGGCATCGACGGGGTTCTCCGCGAAGACCGAGACATCGAACACCGTCTGGATCATCACGCCGGACCAGTCGTATGCGTACGGGGCCGCGATGAGTTGATAGACGATGAACGGGTACTTGACCTTGCGGGGAGCGATCCCCTCGTGGATACCGCCTGCGATGGCGGACACAAGGGACGGAGACGCACGAAGCGTCTGGACGACCGCTCGCTTGATGGGGGCGACGGATGTCATCGGTCGTTCCCCTTCATAGATGCACGACGATGTCGATGACTGTGTCGGAGCCTTGCGTGCGGGAGGCGGCCTTCACAGCAGCCGAGATCCGGCTGACGATATCTCCCTGGCTTTCGGCCAGTGCTGGGCGAAGGAACGGGTGGGCAGCCGCGTGGCGAGTGCCGAACTCCATGTACTTCGCGTAGGGCGTGGGCGAGATCACCCATGCCTCTGCTCTGCCACCCGAGACCGATGGGCCGGTCGCGTAGATCTCTCCGCGCAATCGACCACCGACCTTGAGGTGCTGCCAGGTGCTGAAGGCGGCCCGCTTGGAGCGAACCTCTGAGGCACCATGGCGGGTGAGCATCGTCTTCACCGGGACATTGCCAGCCTTGCGGCTAGCCATCTCGGCGTCGTATTGCGCCAGGAGCGCGTTCGCGGCGGTGAACCCGCGCTCGCGCCAGTGGCGAGGTGGAGAAGCGCCTACGGTCGTCCTGGCCTGGTGTGGCCCCCGTGAACGCTCAGGACCAAGTCCCAACTGGATCCGCAGGCTCCTGTCGGCTTCTATCGCTGTGGCTGTCTTGGGGACGATGGTCGACCCGCCATCGCTGAACAATCGCCTGACGGGAGCCTTCTGCTTGGCCCTCGTCTCCACGACGACAGCCCCCTCACCGAGGCCAACCACAGCGGCATCGAAGACCCGTTGGATGATCGCCGCGATATCGATCACTCGCGCTTCCTCAAGCTGCACGTCAGGAGCGGCAACCACGAACCCTCGCCCGTGGTGTCGCTGACCGTGTAGTCATCAGTAGGATTGGTCTCGACGTGGACGTGATCGCCGGTCTTGATATCCGTCCCGACCGGGAGGTACAGGCGATAGGTGTTGACCGTCACGATCTGCCCGTTGTCCACCTCCTGCACGGGGGTGGGTGTTGAGTAGAACCAGCCCTTGACGATGGTCCTGCGCGACTCGTTGGTGACCGTGTACGTCAGGGCGTCGTCGCCGTAGGCGTTCTCGGGAGCGCCGCTATCGGCAATGAACGAACGCCTCTCGATGACGACGGAGGTGACCATCCCCAACAGAGCAACGTCCCTGACCCGAGTCAGTTGATTGGGGGTAAGGAAGCGATCCTGGCGGGGCATTTCAACGCACCGTCAGGGAGTCGTTTCTGTAGCTGGACAGGAACAGAGCGGCCTCGGGGATAAGACGGTCGAGGTCCGCGATCAGACTCAGTGCCATACCCCTGGGAAGGTCGCGTTCCATCTCGACTTCGGCAATCTTCAGCTTCGTCAGGTGGCCCATGCCTCGAGCGTGCATCTCGGCCTGCCCGTGGAGGTAGGCGACGATCTGGCCGCACCCCCACTGGATGTCACTCGGGAGCTTGTAGTTGTAGGTCGCGCTGACGAAGTCCGACGCCGCCAGGTTCGTATCGAAGATGACCGCACCCTCGTTGTAGTTGATGGTGAAGCCAGTCGTCACGACGTTGTTGTTCTTGGTGACGACAGGAGCTGGCGTTGTCTTCCAGAACTGGTTCTGGGCGCGGAACGTCTGACCATCTGTCGCCAGGAGATCCTCGTTCTCGGAGAAATCCCAGCCGTAGGTGTAGTCGCACGTCGCGACCGGGGTGGCGAGTCCCACGTTGGGGACGATGAGGGCATTGAACAGGCCAGACGACGTGAGCACGAGGCTCACAACCTCGAAGTACCGCTCGCTGTTGTTGATGAGCAACTCAGTCGGGGCGATCTCGACGTACTGGGTGTTCGTGACGTAGATGCGGAACTTCTGCACCGACACGATGGGCCAGTGGTAGGGGTAGTAACGCCTCTGCCCGACCTCGAACGGAGTCGCCGGGTAGCGCCAGGCATGCTGCTCGCCCGTGATCGTCCCGCCGCGAAAGTCATGCTTCTGCGGGAGGCGCGGGACGTTGCAATAGGCATCGACGATGGTCCCCGCCTGGTTGATGAGCGAGGCCAACTCGGAGTCGTCAAGCTCCGAGATGTCGATCCCGAAGCCCATCTCCCGAAACCGCTGCGGTGTCAGATAGGGCATCGATGCCTCCGAAGTGGAGAGGGCCGGGGCGTTTGACCCCGACCCTCTATTCCACGACTAAACGACCTTCACGCGGATTTTGTTGTTCCACGGAAGGACCTTCACCGCAAGCCCGTTCATCATGAAGATGATGTACAGGTGGGTGAGCTGGCCGCTGATGCCGATGGGGATCTCGAGGACCGTGGGTCCAGGGGAGCCGAGGTAGGGAAGCGTGACGCTGCCCTCATCGAGCATGTACATGTCGCGGTACTTGGTCGCGCCGATGTGGTACGAGGAGATCGAGTCTCCGGGGACCACCGCGAACGGGATCTGACCGGCATAGGTGTTGATCGCCTGGGCGGTCACACCGACGCCGATGTTGACGTAGTTCGGGGAGACCAGCCGGACGTTGGGGTCCTGCTGCTCGTCGAACGTGATCTTCTCCTGGGGATGTCCCCACATGATCGAAGTCATGCCGGCGGACTGGGTCACCGGGAGAAGGGCGGCGTCCACGGCCTGCCGGAACGAGCCGGTGGTCGTGGGGTTGGTCGCAGGGTCCAGGTTGACCGCATTGGTCGTCAGGAGCCGACGGAGGCCAGTGAAGCCGTTGGCGTCGTAGAGGCCGAACTCGTCGTCGCCCGTACCGGACGCCGTCGCGGCGTTGCCCTCGAAGATCGCCTTCTGCATCCTGTGGGACATGGCCCGGAGGCCACCCTGAAGCTCGATGGCCTCGGGGTTGTAGTTCATCCCACCGGCCATGACCGCGAACTGGGACTTGAGCGAGATGCCGCGCCGGGTGGCGAGGATCGCGACGTTCGTGGACTTGCGCTCGTAGACGCTCGTGTCGTCGGACACGGTGCCGAGTTCAGCCATGAACTTCGCATCACCATACGAGGTGATCTGGTTCCAGGCGTGCAGGAGGCCGTTGGCCGGCTCCTTGGGGAAGCGGTCGTAGGCCGGGAAC